TGCAATCAGGTGGTATAAAAAAGTACCAGCGCCAAAAATGATACGTGAAAGGCTTGAAGGCTGCTGGTGTTGTTTGAATCTTGATAAAATTATTAAACCGGAGCCCCGGAATTACGTACAACAGGAGTTTAATTTTGAGTGGGAATAACGACTTTACATACTTAAAGTATATAGACAGTGTACTTCGCAATAAAATACCTGTATGTAAAAAAGCAAAACAGGCAGTCCAGAGGCACGTGGATGACATGAAAAGAGCAGAAAGCGGGTCTTTTCCTTATGTTTTTGACCATAACAAAGCTCAAAAAGCGATCCTTTTCTTCTCTCAGCTGGTCCATACAAAAGGCAAACTTGCAGGCGAAAAGCTTAAATGTGAACCATGGCAGCAGTTTATTATTGCAAGTTTATATGGCTGGAGACGAAGAGACAACAATAAGAGGCGCTTCAGAAGGGCTTATATTCAGGTTGCACGCAAAAACGGAAAGTCTTTCATTGCTGCAGGTGTTGCTCTGTATGATCTTATGACAGAACCGGGTGCGGAAGTTGTAAGTGCTGCAACCAAAAAAGAACAGGCACGCATTGTTTTTGAAGATGCAAAAAAAACAGTTCAGTACAGTCCTGATTTTAAAAAATATATAAAGCCTCTTGCCCACTCCCTTATATGTGGAGACGGGTCAATGAAACCGCTGGCATCAGATTCAAACACGTTGGACGGTCTCAACCCTTCCTGCGCGATCATTGATGAATATCATGCCCATAAAACGGACGAGCTTCTTGCAGTTATTGAAACAGGTATGAGAGCAAGACAACAGCCTCTTATGTTCATCATTACGACTGCAGGAAACGACAAGAATGTTCCGTGTTATGAAGAATATGAGAAAGTGGGCAAGATGCTTTCCGGGGCTAAAGGCTACGAAAATGACGAGTATTTTGCTATTGTTTATGAAATAGACAAAGGTGATGATTGGAAAAGTGAGAAGAACTGGTATAAAGCAAATCCTAACCTCGGAGTATCTGTAGAAATAGACAGTATGCGCCTGGCCTTCAGAAATGCACTGCAAAAAACTACGGATGAGACAGCCTTCAGAACAAAGAACCTGAATGAATGGCTCAATGTTGCTGAAGTGTGGATAAACGACAGACAATGGAGCAAGTGTCTTAAAAGGTTCTCAGAAAAGAGCCTTGAGGGTATGAGGTGCTGGGGCGGTATAGACTTATCCAAACGATTAGACTTTACAGCTCTCACATGGTATTTTGCTCTTCCAAATGGCAAACGTTACGCAAAACATTATTTTTTTATTCCCGAAGGCCAGATAGATGCAAAGATGCGGCAGGACAGCTATCTCATCCGCACATGGATCAAGCAGGGTTATATTATTGCGACTCCAGGAGAGACACAGGATTTTACTTTCATGCTGAACATTATCCGAGAAGATGCAAAAAAATATGATATTCAGGAAATTGCCTATGACCGAAACCTTGCAGAGTATCTGATTCAAGACCTTGATGCAGAGTTCACCTGCGTTGAGTTCAGTCAGTCTATTGTCGGAATGAGCGAGCCTTCCAAAGCCTGGGAGCAGGCAATTACAGAAGGGAAGATCATTGACAATAATCCTGTCATGGCTTGGATGGTTTCCTGTGCAACTGTAAAACCGGATGCAAATGGAAACATCAAACCGATAAAACCCGATGTGAGCAAGACCTCTAAGCGCATTGATGGAGTTATCACATCAATCATGGCAAACAACCGGTTGGAAGTTGCACTTGCAGACGAAACAAAGGGACCTTTGAGCGTGGATGATATGATTTTTTAATCTGACATTTTTAATGTCATCGAGGCACTCCATAAAACTATACTTAATGCCATGTACTGTCAGTATATGGCATTTTTTTTATGCAGTACATATTCAAAATTCAGGGAGAAACTCCGGCCAAAAAGAACAGCAGAATCACACTACCGAACGGTAGGACAATTCCATCTAAGAGATATCGGGAATGGCACGAAAATGCAGCTGTGCAGATTCTTCCTCAAAAGGCCTCTCATAGGCTCACAGGAGCCCTACAGCGCGTTTTAAGGCTTGAGGTGATGTTCTATCATGGCGACATGCGAAAACGCGATTGTGACAACGGTTTATCGTCTATCTGTGACCTGCTTGTAGACTGTGGTGTTCTGGCAGATGATAACTGGCAGATTGTGAGGGAAGTTGTTGTTGCAAATGCTTATGACAAGAACAATGCCAGGGCAATTGTTGTAATAAAAGATATTGATAACTGACATTTTTAGTATGAAAATCCTAGGTTTAGAAATACGCCGAACATCTGGGGGCGTAAAGACAGATACACAACTTCCCGATATCCCAAGAAAAGCAACGAGTGGAAGTCTCTTATTTTCTCCGAATATGAGCAGAGCGGCACTCATGAAGAATACGACTGTCTCAGCCTGTGTTATGCTTATTGCTGATTCTGTTGCTCAAATGACAATGAACGTTTATAAAAAGACTGATAAGGGCCGCATCCGAGATGATCGCCCTACTCTGTCTTATCTTTTGCGTAAGAGACCGAATTTTTATGATGCACCTTTTACGTTCAAAGAGACTATTACTGCAGATTTGCTTTTGAACGGAAACGCTTTTATTTTTGTTGCAAGAAATCCTGACAACAGCCCGAAAAGTTTAACTCCGCTTCCACCGGAACAGGTTAAAATCTGCTTTGATGAAAAAGGCGATGTATTTTACGAATATACCTGTAATGGCGGTACGTTCAAATATAGACCTGACAATCTTCTGCATATTCCGGCTTACAGATACGGAGCAATCCGCGGGGTTTCTCCGCTTGCTTATGCCTTCCATGCTGCAAAGCTTGGACTTACTCTGGACGAATATACAAACGATTCTTTTGACGGTGGAATTCATTCAAAACTTTTGATTGAAGTTCCTGCAGACGAGAAGCGGTTCCAGAAAGAAGATGCTCAGAAACTTAAAGAGCGCATCCTTGATGCTTACGGTGGAAAGGAACATGCAAACGATCCTTTCATTGTTGCAAACGGAATGAAGGCCAGTGCGCTTGATCTTGCAAGTAATGCGGATGCACAGCTGGCAGAAAACCGCACTTATTCAGAGCGTGAAGTCGCAAAGATTTTCCGCGTTCCGCTTTACATGCTTGGTAAAGACGATTCAAAGTTCACGAATCAGGAACAGGCAAACACATTCTTCCTGCAGCATACTTTAAGTCCATGGGTTGTAAGGCTCCAGCAGTATTTTGACCGTCTTCTGACTTATCCTTATGCTCAGGATCATTACATTGAGTTTGATACGGACACAATGCTCCGTGCAGATTACAAGAGCCGCATGGAAATGTATACAAAGGGTCTTACAAATGGTGTTTATACACCAAATCAGATATTTGAGAGAGAAAACCTTCCTCGAACTGAAGAAGAATGGGGAGACCAGCACTTTATGCCGGTTAATCTTTCAACAATCGACAAAATTGCCGCACAAAATCCGCAGGATGCAGGCAATTCAACTGACAATATTAACTAAAGGAGAACTGAAATGGAACCAGTTTTTAAGACAGACGATACAGAACTCAGGAGCTTTGATTTTGAATTGAGAGCTCAGAATGATGAAGAGCATGGCTCATTCATTGAAGGTGTTCCTATTGTCTTTGACAAGAAAACAGACCTCGGCTGGTATAGTGAAGTAATTGACCGTGAAGCTCTTTCAAAAACTGACTTGAAAGATGTGCGTTTCCTGGTAAACCACAACACAGACATGACACCGCTGGCCCGCAGCCGCAACAACAATAAAAACTCCACAATGCAGATGGAGATTAAAGACGATGGAATGCACATCCGTGTAAATCTCGACACAGAAAATAATACTGATGCCAGAAACCTGTACTCTGCAGTAAAACGCGGAGACGTATCGGGAATGAGCTTTATGTTCACGGTACGTGGTGACAAATGGGACGATATGGATTCTGATCATCCAACACGTACCGTTACTGACATCGGCAAAGTATATGAGGTTTCTGCAGTAACATTCCCTGCTTATGAAGCAACCTCAATTGATGCCCGTTGCAAACAGACGCTGGAGAGCGCACGCGCGACACTGGAAAGTGCCCGGGAAGAACAGAGAAAGGCAGAAGAAGCAGAACAGAAACGCATCACTGCAGAAAACGAAAGAAGTCGCAGACTGACACTTTTAGAAAATCTTTAACAGGAGATAAAAATTATGAGCAAGAAAGAATTACGTGCAAAGCTCATTGCAGAAATGCGCGAGCTTGATGAACTTGCTAAGAAAGAAGCAAGAAGTTTCACAACAGACGAACAGAAGTCTTTTGATGAAAAGGATGCAGAAGTTCGCAAACTTACTGCTGAAATTGAAGCAGAAGAGAGAGCTGCTAAATTGGCAGGATTCTCAACAGAACTTCCAAAACCAACAGAAGAAGCATCAGAACGCTCTGAAAGCTTCCTCAAGGTTGAACGCCGCAATGGTCAGGTAGAAGTTCGTACCGACATGACACAGGGAACATCTGGTTCTCATGGTGGCGGCTGGGACATTGCTCCTCAGAAGTTCTTTGAAGAACTCCAGGAAATCATCCAGAAGGAAGCATTGCTTTACAACATTGTAGACAAGATTCCTGTTTCTGGCGCTGGTTCTCTCGGTTTGCCTTATGAAGCAACAGATGCTTCAGATGCATCATGGACACAGGAAGTTCCTACTTATGACCTTACTGCAGACACTTCCTGGGCTTTCGGAAAGCGTGAGCTTAATCCAATCAACTTGAACAAACTCATCAAGATTTCTAAACAGCTTCTTGCAACAAGTGCTTTTGACATTGATGCATTGGCTCAGAAGAAACTTGCTACAAAGCTTGTTCAGGCTTTTGAAGCTGGTATTACAACCGGTAACGGTTCCGGCGCTCCTCTTGGTATCTTCACTGCATCTGACAACGGTGTTCCTACTTCTCGTGATGTTGCAACAACAGGAAAGGGAACAGGTGTAATTGCTGCAGACGATCTCATTGACATGTATATGAAACTTCGTCCTGCTTACCGCAAGAACGCTGTATGGATCATGAATACAGCCATCCTCAAGGATGTTATGAAGCTCAAGGACAAGAACGACCAGTATCTCTGGCACGAATCTATCCGCGCAGGCGAACCTTCAACACTCCTCGGACTTCCTGTAATTGAATCTGAATTTGCTCCAACAGTAAAGACAGCAAACTCTTACATGATCGTTCTCGGAGACATGAGCAAATACAAGTTTGCTTACTGGAAGGATATCGAAATCACTGTTGCTGACCAGCTCTTCGCTGGAAAGAACCAGGTTGGTATCTTTGGACACACACTTGCTGATGGATGTCCTTGCGACCCTGAAGCATTTGCCCGCCTTAAGGCAGTTTACGCTTCGTAGTAAGCACATTGCCTGATATAACAGCCCTTGCAGATTCTGTGAGGGCTGTTTTTTGCTTTTTTTAATCTGACTTTTTTTTATATGAATAACTTAATAATCTGCGGAAAAGCAAACCAGAATGTGCCCGTAAAAAAATTACGGATGAACAAGACAGATGAAGTATGGCTTTGCGGTACGGACATAAGAGAGGGAGCAGATTTATATTTTGAAATTCACGGAATTAAGGTTCCACATAAAAATGTAATAACTAAGTTTGAAGACGAAGTTATTTATAACGAGAGCGGTATATCGCCGAGCAACACAATAAGCGGAATGATGATTTATGCCTGGCTTAAAGGTTATAAAAACATCACGCTTCTTGGATGCCCGATGATTATAAATGAATATCCGCAGCAGCGGATAACCGTGGTTCAGCTGGTACATTACCTGAACAGGCACGGACTAAATGTCGAATGGGAGGACATGGATATGGCGACAGCACAGAAAAATGCAAATGTAAACGCAGCAAAGCAGGAAGAACCAAAAAAAGAAGAGGTTCAGGCAAAAGAAGTTCACAGCTCAAAAACCGTAAAGGTTGTTTTTAAGAGTGTAATCTGCGCATCTTACGGAACATTCCAGCCGAGAGAGGTTGCAGAAGTTCCAGAGGATATCTTCAAAGACCTTGTAAAAGATGGCTTTGTAGAAAAGGCTTAACAGAAATCTTACGAGCTTT